CTGACCTCTCGGATGGTGTTGTAGTGCAGCCCAGTGGCCTCTGCGACCTTGGCCGGCATCCTGTCGGACAAGGCCTTGCGAATCTGCTCCAGGGTCATCATGTTTGAATCCTCTATAAAAAAATTTCCGGTGGGTGTTGACATCCTACATTTTTTTGGAGTACAGTGCAAGCACACCTCGAACTGATTCCCAGACGGAGGTGCGAAAAAGGAGAGCCAACATGGCAATCAACGTGAAGACCACCGGCAGCCTGGCTGCCAATGGTGTGAAAGTCCTGGTCTACGGCCAGGCCGGTGCAGGCAAGACCTCACTGATCAAGACCCTGCCGCAGCCCATTGTGCTGTCTGCTGAAGGAGGCCTGCTGTCCATCCAGGACGCCGACCTGCCATTCATCGAGATCAGCGACATGGAGACGCTGCGGGAGGCCTACACCTGGCTGACGCAGTCCGACGAGGCCAAGGGTTTCCAGTCGGTCGCGCTGGACTCCATCAGCGAGATCGCTGAGGTGGTGCTCAATGCCGAGAAGAAGGCCACCAAAGACCCACGCCAGGCCTACGGTGCGATGCAGGAGCAGATGGCCGACATCATCCGCGCATTCCGTGACCTGCCTGGCCGGCACGTCTACATGAGCGCCAAGCTGGAAAAGACCCAGGACGAGATGGGCCGCGTGCTGTATGCGCCATCGATGCCCGGCAACAAGACCGGCCAGGCGCTGCCCTACTTCTTCGACGAGGTGCTGGCGCTGCGTGTCGAAAAGGACAGCGAAAACAACACCCAGCGCGCCCTGATGTGCGACTCGGACGGCCTCTGGCTTGCCAAGGATCGCAGCGGGAAGCTGGAAGCCTGGGAAGCGCCGGACCTGGGCGCGATCATCGCCAAGATGGGAGGCAAGTGATGGCCGACCATACGCCAGGACCGTGGAAGGCTGTCTACGTTGGCAGTAGCAATTGGGATTTGGATGGCCCGACCACGCAAGAGGATTGGACGCTGGCAGCCGCAGCGCCTGATCTTCTGGAGGCTCTGAGCCTTCTTGTCGCAGGCATTGAGAACAGTGTTAGCCCAACATTCATCCCATTGGCGAAAGCCCGCGACGCTATCTCAAAAGCAAAAGGAGAGCAAGCATGAGCGACAACGACAAACTGCCTGACGACCTAAACACGCTGTCGTCGCTATGGCTGGCCGCCAAGCAGGCTGAGGCCGACGCCACGGCAGACCGCCGCAAGATCGAGGACCGAATCAAGTCCTTGGTCGGGGTGGCAGAGAACCTGGAAGGCACCGAGACGGTCGACCCGGATCAGTTCACCATCAAGATCGTTGGCCGCATTGACCGCAAGGTCGATGGCGACAAGGTGCAGGAACTGGCCGCCGAGTTTGGCCTGACCGAGCACCTGGCCAGCCTCTTCCGGTGGAAGCCGGAGATCAACATGGCCGTCTGGAAAGCAGCGGACGAGGCCATCACCAAGCCGCTGGCAGCAGCAATCACGGCCAAGCCTGGCCGCCCTTCATTCACCATCACTCGCAAGGAGAAATAACCATGGCATTCCTCGGACAAACCTTTGACGCAAACGAACTGCCCCAGGGCAACGGTGGCAACTACGATCCGCTGCCGCCAGGCTGGTACACGGCCACCATCAACAAGGCTGACCTGCAGCCGACCAAGGACGGTTCTGGCCAGTACATCAAGGTGCGCTACGACATCACCGGGCCGTCGCACCAAGGCCGCGTGGTGTTCGGCAACCTCAACATCAAGAACGCTAGTCAAAAGGCAGAAGAGATCGGACGTCAGCAGCTTGGCGAATTGATGCGCAGCATTGGCCTGGCCAAGGTCACGGACACCGACCAACTGATCGGTGGAAGCCTGCAAATCAAGCTGGACGTGCGCGCCGCAACCGAGCAATACTCGGCACAGAACGAGGTCAAGGGCTTCAAAGCGATCACCGGCAGCGCGCCGACCTTCGCAGCACCTGCAGCCTTAGCACCGACCGCTGCCTCTGCGCCTGCAGCAAGTGGAAGTTCCACAGCGCCTTGGTTGAAAAAGAAATAAAGCGAAAAAATGCCCGGCCTCGCAAGAGGACCGGGCTTCACACACGAAGGAGAACCTGATGAAGATTCCTGAGCCAGAGCATAGCATCCAAGGCCTGATTGACAAGCACCACGAGAAGCAGGCCGAGCCGCCCAGGCCGCACATGGGCTGCAGCCAGTTGGGTCACCCATGCGACAGGTGGCTGTGGCTGTCGTTTCGCTGGGCTGTCCAGCCCCAGTTTCCTGGCCGCATCCTGCGCCTGTTCCGCAGGGGCCAGATGGAGGAGGCCACCATCGTGTCGGACCTGCGCGCCATTGGCATGGATGTGCGCACCAGCCGTCAGCAGGCGCGCGTGGACTTCGGTGCGCATGTGTCCGGCAGCATCGACGCCATCATCGAGTCTGGCGTGCCTGCATCGCCCAAGAAGCGCCATGTGGCCGAGTTCAAGACGCACAGCAGCAAGAGTTTTGCTGACCTGGAGAAGAACGGGGTCGAGAAGTCCAAGCCCGAGCACTTCGTCCAGATGCAGCTCTACATGCATGGCACCGAGATCGACCGCGCCCTGTATGTGGCCGTCTGCAAGGACGACGACCGCATCTATACCGAGCGAGTGCGCTACGACAAGGAGGTGGCCGAGAAGTTCATCAGGCGTGGCCACTACCTGGCCACATCAGACCGCATGCCGCCGCCTATCAGCACCGACCCGAGCTGGTACCAGTGCAAGTTCTGCGATGCGCACGAGTTCTGCCACGAGACCAAGACCACCAAGCACGTCAACTGCCGAACCTGCGCGCACAGCACGGCCAAGGAGGACAGCACCTGGCGCTGCGAGCGCCACGAGGCCGATGGCATTCCGGTGGAGTTCCAGCGCCAAGCCTGCGACAGCCATGTCCTGCATCCTGACCTGGTGCCCTGGGAGCGCAAGGACGGCCTGGACCAGTGGACGGCCGTCTACGTCATCGAAGGCCGCGATGTGGCCAATGGTGAAGGCGATGCGCACGTCTACACCAGCCGCGAGATTCTCGTGAACCCCAAGATGTGCAGCCTTGGGGATGAGTATGTGGAGAAGCTGCGCGAGACCTTTGACGCGAGGATTGTGGGGTGATGAATGAGCTGGCTCTTTTCGCAGGCGCTGGTGGCGGAATACTTGGTGGACACTTGCTCGGATGGCGAACCGTCTGCGCCGTCGAGTGGGAGCCCTACGCCGCAAGCGTACTTGCCGCCCGACAGAATGACGGCCTTCTCACGCCTTTCCCGATTTGGGATGACGTTCAGACCTTTGATGGCCGACCGTGGCGAGGAATTGTTGATGTTGTATCTGGCGGGTTTCCGTGCCAAGACATCAGCGTTGCAGGAAAGGGAGCAGGGATTGACGGAGCCAGATCAGGCATGTGGACCCACATGGCGCGCATCGTTGGCGAGGTTCGACCCCGCTACATCTTCGTGGAAAACAGCCCAGCGCTCCTTACTCGGGGACTCGGACGAGTCCTCGGTGATCTGGCCTCGCTCGGGTATGACTGCCGATGGACAGTGCTGGGAGCTGCCGATGTTGGAGCGCCGCACCAAAGGGACAGGTTCTGGCTTGTGGGCCACACCATCAGCAACAGATGGACAGCGCGGAGGGACGATCACGCCGAACATGACCGGCGTGAGCTTGGCGCAAATGATCAACACGCCGACCCGCTGGCCTACGCCGACCACTCAAAACAACGTGCAGATTCGTGGCATTGGCAAGGCGGAAGGCAAATCGAAACGCGGGACGACATTGTCCGGGGCGGTGTCGATGTGGCCGACACCAATGGCTGCGGACTCTCGTGGCAGCAGTGGCCGACCGGCTCCAGGCAAGCAGGTGCAACTGGTAGACGCGGTGAAGAAGTTTCCAACACCGACCAGAAGAGACTACAAGTCGGGAACTGGGGCTCAGGATCGTCCAGGCCATTCTCCTCCATTGAGCAACGTGATTGGTGGGACGTTGAACCCAACGTGGGTCGAGTGGCTCATGGGGTGGCCGCTAGGGTGGACAGACTTAAAGCCATTGGAAATGGACAAGTCCCACTCTGTGCCGCAACCGCGTGGAGAATTTTGAATGCTGCGTGACTACCAACAGCGAACCATCGACCAGCTCTATGCGTGGTTCGAGGCAGGTCATACAGGTAATCCCTGTCTGGTGCTTCCCACTGGGTCTGGCAAGAGCCACATCGTGGCTGCGTTGTGCAAGGACGCGCTGCAGAACTGGCCAGAGACCGTGGTGCTGATGCTGACCCATGTGAAGGAGTTGATCGAGCAGAACGCCGAGAAGATGCGCCAGCACTGGCCTGGCGCGCCGATGGGCATCTACAGCGCCAGCATCGGCAAGAAGCAGCTCGGTGAGCCGATCACCTTCGCCGGCATCCAGTCGATCCGCACCAAGGCCAAGCAGATCGGCCACGTTGACCTGTTGATCATTGACGAGTGCCACCTGGTCAACCATAAGGACGAGGGTGGCTACCGCCAGTTCTTGGCCGACCTGAAGGCCATCAACCCTGCGCTGCGGGTCATTGGTCTGACGGCCACGCCATACCGCCTGGGGCACGGCCTGATCACCGACAAGCCTGCGCTCTTCGACGACCTGATCGAGCCAGTCAGCATCGAGGAGCTGGTGTTCAAAGGCTACCTGGCCACGCTGCGCAGCAAGGTCACCAGGGCCAAGCTGGACACCTCTGGCGTCCACAAGCGTGGTGGCGAGTTCATCGAGTCCGAGCTGCAGGCAGCCGTCGACACCGACGACAACAACCAGAAGGTGGTGCGCGAGATCATCGAGCTGGCAGGCGACCGCAAGGCATGGCTGGTGTTCTGCACAGGCGTCAAGCACGCCCAGCACGTTGCCGAAGTCCTGCGCCAGCATGGCGTGACGGCCGAGTGCGTGACAGGCGAGACGCCGAAGAAGGAGCGCGAGCGCCTGCTGTCCGAGTTCAAGGCAGGCCGACTGCGCGCCCTGACCAATGCCAATGTGCTGACCACCGGGTTTGACTATCCTGACATCGATCTGATCGCCATGCTGCGCCCGACCATGTCGGCCAGCCTATACGTCCAGATGGCCGGCCGGGGCATGCGAGTCAAGAGCCACATCGATCACTGCCTGGTGCTGGACTTCGCTGGCGTGGTGGCCACGCATGGGCCGATCACAGCCGTGCAGCCGCCCAAGAAGGCAGGCGATGGCAATGGCGAGGCACCAGTCAAGGTCTGCGACAACTGTGGCGAGCTGTGCGCCATCGCCGTGGCCATCTGCCCTGCGTGCCTGACGCCATTCCCTGAGCCGGAGCGCAAGAAGCTGGAGCTGCGCAACGACGACATCATGGGCCTGGAAGGCAGCGACCTGGAGGTCACCTCCTGGAGCTGGCGCAAGCACGTCAGCCGCGCATCAGGCAAGGAGATGCTGTCCTGCACCTACTATGGCAGCCTGTCAGACAAGCCGATCACCGAATACCTGCCGGTGCTCCATGAAGGGTATGCCGGCCAGCGTGCGCTGCAGCAGCTCTTCAACATGGCCAACTCTGCAGGCGCGCACCTTGCCGAGGCCGAGCGCATGAGCGACAGCGAAGGCCTGCAGTACCTGGCCACGCAGATGAATGGTAGCAGGCCACCTAAGGTCATCGAGTACCGCATGGACGGGAAGTTTCACCGAGTCATCAAGAGGAGCTGGGCATGAGCCGAGGCCGCGCCTTGCAGCACTATGGCAAGCTGGGTGTGGCCAACCTGTCCAGCGAGGTGAAGAAGCTCTGGTACAGCCGCCACATAGAGCCAGAGCCATGCGAGCCGGTGGACACCTACTGGCCGACCTGCACCGATCCTGACCTGGTGCTGCGCCAGGACTTTGCCAGGCGTCTGGTGGCCATCACACCACTGACCGAGATCGAGGAGCAGGCCGTTGCGCTGTGCGTGCTGGACAACTGCACGCTGCGCGAGGCAGGCCAGGAGATGGACCGGACGCAGGAGCGTGTGCGCCAGATTCTGATGAAGGCCATGCGCAAGTTTCGGACGTGCCAGAAAACACTGACTGGCATGCATTTGTGGGAGTTGGACACCAGGGACATGTCGTACTTCTGGTGGAGACATGAACAAAGGAGAGAGCATGATCGACGTTGAAGAACACCTAAAGCGCGCTGCCGGATGCGAGTCCGTCACGCTGCCTGCAGCCATGTGGCTGGATGCGCTGTGGGAGCTGCAGAGCAGGCGCAATGATGAGATGGTCACCATCGGACCGTTCTTCCTGAAGCGCTACGACGAGCACAGCTTCTGGCTGGGCCACGAAAGTGGGGAAGGCATGCAGGTGCGTGATCACCGCGTGCTGGATGTGCTCAACGAACTGTGGAAGGAGTTCTGAGCATGGCCACCAGACCACCAGAGCCAGAGTTCCTGATCCAGTGGCGTGAATGGGTCCAGGCTGGGCCTCCTAAGTGCTGCCACACCTGCGAGCACTACGGGGTCGACGGCCTGTGCGTGGAGTTCTTCATGCGGCCGCCTGACGACTTTGCAGCCACCGTGGACGCCTGCGACAAGTGGGAGGCCGAATGCCCGTTCTGACCGACCGCCTGCCCACCGAGCACGAGGAGCAGCGCGAGCTGGTGCGCTGGTTTCGGCAGACTTGGCCAGGCGTGCGCATCCATGCCATTCCCAATGGTGGCGCGCGCAGCAAGGCCACTGCCGGCCGCCTGAAGGCCGAAGGCGTTGCCTCTGGCGTGCCAGACCTGTTCGTGCCTGCCTGGCGTCTGTGGATTGAGATGAAGCGCGCTAAAGGTGGCAGCCTCAGCCCAGAGCAGAAGGACTGGATCGAATACTTGGAAGGTGTGGGATATTGGGTTA